CAAGGTATTAACGCCGCAGATTATAATGATATGATCGCGTTAATGGGTAACCAAGATGATTACAAATATAATGTAATTACAGTTCCTGGTTTAAATTTAACCGATAATACTACTCAATTAACTACTTTAGTTAATAATGTTCAAAGCAGGGGTGATGCTATTGTAGTTGTAGACACCGAAGCTTACAATGCAACAGTACAACAAGCTATTACAGCAGCTTCTTCTGTAAATAGTTCATACGCTGCTACTTATTGGCCTTGGCTTCAAACTATTGATCCAGGTACTGGTCAATTCGTATGGGTACCAGCTTCTACTATGATTCCGGCAGTATATGCGTTTAACGACAGTATTTCTGAACCATGGTTCGCTCCGGCGGGTATTAATAGAGGTGGTTTAAGTACCGTAATAAGAGCAGAAAGAAAACTTTCACAAGGTAATCGTAATGATTTATATTCTGGAAATGTAAACCCAATTGCTACATTCCCTGGTCAAGGTGTTGTAGTATATGGTCAGAAAACATTACAGAAAAAAGCATCTGCACTTGATCGTGTAAATGTTCGTAGATTGTTAATCGCCCTTAAGTCGTACATTTCTCAAGTAGCAAATAACTTAGTATTTGAACAAAATACTCTTGCTACAAGAACTAACTTCTTAAACCAAGTTAACCCATATCTAGAATCAGTTCAACAACGTCAAGGTTTGTATGCGTTTAGAGTTGTAATGGATGATTCCAACAACACTCCCGACGTAATCGATAGAAACCAGTTAGTAGGTCAAATTTACTTACAACCAACTAAGACTGCTGAATTCATTTACCTAGACTTCAATATCTTACCAACTGGAGCTACTTTCCCAGCGTAAAATTTTTAATTACGAATATTTATAATAAAATAAATAAATAAAATGGCCGTATTATCATCCAACGAAATATTTTTTACAGCTTTTGAACCAAAGCAGCCTAACAGATTCATTATGGAGATGGATGGCTTCCCAGCTTACATTGTAAAGGGGATTGGAGCTATTAATTTAACTCAAGGTACAACTGAATTAAATCACATTAATATCCAACGCTTTGTAAAAGGTAAAACTACTTGGGGACCAATTGAATTCACACTATTTGACCCAATTACTCCTTCAGGTGCACAAGCTGTAATGGAATGGGTACGTTTACACCACGAATCTGTTACAGGTAGAGATGGTTACTCAGACTTCTACAAAAAAGATTTAACTTTTAACGTATTAGGCCCTGTTGGTGATATCGTTTCTCAGTGGATTATTAAAGGTGCGTTAATTACCAATGTTACTTTTGGTGATTATAGCTGGGACACAGTTGATGAAGCTGTTGAAATTTCAATGACTGTTCAACCAGACTACTGTATCTTAAACTTCTAATAAAAGTTTACAGAAAATTAAATTTAAGCTTGGCTTTGCCAAGCTTTTTTTTTACATTATATGTATAATAGATAAAACTAGTTACAAATAAATTATTTATGCCCGAGTTTCAATTACCTACTGAAATAGTAGAATTACCCTCTAAAGGATTGGTTTATCCTGAATCAAACCCATTATCTT